TTGCTCGTTCAGGTGGACGCACACAGCGTCAATCTGCAACAGTTGTAAACGACTAATTAAGTTATAACCCCTTGAACCCCCTAGGATTGTCCTAGGGGGAACAAGCATTCTGTAAAGGATTCAAGTGGCTCAGAAACCTGCAAATGAAAAATTATGGGCGATGGTAATTGCTCAAGCAAAGGCAAAGTACTCAACGTACCCAAACCCTGCTGCAAGTCACTGGGTGCACGAAAGATACGTTCAATCAGGTGGAAAGTTTATTGATAGTAACGACCCAGTTGTGCAACGACAAAAATTACAGGAAAAACAATTTAATAAGACACGTAAAGAAAAAACAGAAAACACAAAAAAACCTGTTAAAAAATCCAAAGACAAGCGTAAGAAGTAGTAGGGTAAATACATGAGTTTCGTAGATTTCTCGCCTCCTAGTTATAGGGCTGCGTCATCTGACTTAACCATCTCTATTTCACCTCTTGGTCTTGTAGAACTTGCTGATGAAGAGTTTGAAGTTCATGGCCCTCGACTAAATCGTTACTCACTTAACTGGGCAATGTATCTTGGACATCATTGGGGTTATCGCCGTGAACAAGGCGAAGCACAAATTGCAGTTAACTATTACAGAGCGTTTAATGATTATTTAGCACGATTCACATTTGGTAAGGGGATTCACTTCCGTTCCCCCAAAGCAACGGAAGCAATTGTTCCCGACCGTCTACAACGTGTTTGGGAAGTTGATAACGATAAAATGCGTGTGCTGCTTGAAATGGCACAGCAAGGTGGAATTACTGGTGACTGTTTTGTAAAGGTTGCTTACGAAGAAGCGTGGACTGATTCAATTGGAAGATTACATTCAGGTCGTGTTCGTATTTTGCCTATGAACTCTGCTTTTGCTTTTCCTGAGTTTCATCCACATGATAGAAACCGCTTACTTAGATTTAAACAGAAGTATCGTTTTTGGGGAACTTCTTTAGAAGGTACACGTCAAGTATTTACATACACAGAGATTCTTACTGACGACATCATTGAAGAGTACATTAATGACGAACTCATTGACTCTCGTCCTAATCCACTAGGTGTTATCCCAGTTGTGCATATTGCAAACGTTCCTGTTGCTGGTTCTCCTTGGGGTCTTGCAGATTGTCACGACATCATTACTATCAATCGTTCTTACAACGAAATCTCTACAGACGTAGCAGACATCATTAACTATCACGCTTCTCCTGTGACAGTCATTGTTGGTGCTAAAGCATCTAACTTAGAAAAAGGTGCAAAGAAAGTTTGGGGAGGTTTACCTAAGGATGCTCAAGTGTTTAACCTTGAAGGCGGAGCCTCTGGTATTGATGGTGCACTTAAATACCTAGAACTACTAAAGCGTTCTATGCACGAAATGATGAACATTCCAGAAACTGCATTGGGACAAGTACAGCCCATTTCAAATACATCTGGTGTCGCTCTTTCTATTCAATTCCAACCGTTAATGAACCGTTACTCACAAAAAGTGGCTCAATACGGTATCGGGATAGAAAAAATTAATGAATTAATTCTTTTAAACCTAGCGGTCAAAGAACCAGAAACTTTTGTATACAACCCAGATGAAGACGGCCCTATTAAGCCAGAACAACTTGTTAAGTTAGATATTAATGACCCGTTGACTTATCAGAACCATGTTCAGTTCCCATCACCACTGCCTCTAGATAAACTGATTGTTCTTAACGAAATCCAAACTAAACTTGGCATGGGACTTGAGTCTAAAGAAGGTGCATTAAGAACTTTAGGAGAAGAGTTCCCAGAAGAGAAGTTACAAGAGATTCGTTCAGAACTTCGTGATGACGCTTTGTCTGATGGAGCAATGACTTTATTAAAGACCCAAATTCAGAAAGAAATCCAAGACCTAACAGGAATGATTCCAGGTCCTGGTGGAGAAGGTGCTATACCTCTACAGCCAACCGTACTTGGAGATGGGGATGTATTAGGAGACCAGGTTGATGGTGCTCCAACTCCAGAAAACATTGAAAACCCTGCAAATCAAGAGGGTGCAATGGCTGCAAACATGCAGGAATCAGAACTACGCAATCGTTTAGTAACAGAGGCTTACGGAACCAAAATTCCGCAAAGAAGAGCGGTTGATAGAGATAACTAGAATTTCAGATTAAATATCTGATTTAGCCAGACAAACACTTTAAAAACGTGTGAAATTGGCTTTTAAAAGCGGGACACGCAGGGAAACCTGTATTCGGACAATGATAAAGGAAACGGAATAGTGAATCACTATGGAAAACACTGAAGTAGAAGTTGATGTAGCAACTCCAACTGTTGCTGCTCCCATCATGGAATCTGTAAGTTTAGAGGAGACTGTGCCTAATACTCTTGGTTTTACACAAGACGACATTGTTCGTGCTCGTGAACAAGAGAAGGCAAAGTTATATCCACAACTTGAAAAGTTGAAAGACGAACTTGCAAACCTGAAGAAGGAGCGTGATGACCGTGCAGCGGAAGAAGACCGTTCTCGTCAACAGGCTGTTCTAGAGGAACAGAAAAAATTGGAAGATGAGATGGATGTTCGTTCTCTCTTGGAAAAGAAAGAAAAAGAATTTCAATCTCAACTAGAAGCAGAACGTCTTGAAAGAGAACGTGCATTTGCACTACTTGAACAAGAACGAAATTTTCAGGAACTAAATAATTACCGTCAACAACGCCTTGAACAGGAACGAGATAACATCATTCCTGAACTCATTGATTTGATTGAAGGAAACAATAGCGATGAAATTGAACAGAGCATCGCTAATCTGAAAGACAAGTCTGTTCGTATTCTCGACTCTGCAGCACAGGCTATGACCAGTGCACGTAGAGAAATGGCAGGAGCACGTATTACCGCTCCAGCATCAGGACCTCTCGATAACGACTCGGAACAACGTTCGTACTCACCCGAAGCAATTCGGGATATGTCATTGGCGGATTATGCGAAGCAAAGAGCCAAATTACTTGGCGAAGCAGCAGGTAATCGTGGGCGAGGACTGTTCGGGTAATTTAATTAACCTAACAACAACAACTATAGAAAGGTTGTGGCAATAGATGCCATCAGCGATTACAGGCTCCAGCCAGTTGGCTGCAGCACCTACCGCATACAGCGGTACTAATACAACGCTTAACAATGCAATTCAAACTATCTGGTCAAAGGAAATCCTTTTCCAGGCAATGCCAATTCTTCGTTTCGAACAATTCGCAGTTAAGAAGACTGAACTTGGTGTAGCACCAGGTCTTCGTGTGAACTTCCTTCGTTACAAGAACTTTGCTGTAGACCCATCACCACTTACAGAAGGTGTACGTCTTACAACAAACGCTCTTACAGCAGAGCAGATTGCAATTACAGTTGCAGAGCACGGCTACGCAGTAGCAGTTTCTGAACTACTTCTTAACGCATCATTTGATGACGTTATGGCTTCTGCTTCACGTCTTCTAGGTCGCCACATGGCACAGTACCTAGATGTACAGGCTCGCAACACACTAGGTGCTGCAACATCTGCAGTATTTGGTTATGACCGCTCAGGTCTATCATCATCAACAACCTTCAACACATACGCTGAAGGAACTGTTGGAACAGCAATTTCAGACCTAGATGGAAACCACAAGTTGACACCTGGTTCTATCAAGGATGCAGCATTAACACTTGCATCAAAGAACATCCCTCGCCTTGGTGAGACATACGTTCAGTTCATCCACCCTAAGCAGTCACGTGACATTCGTTCGAACCCAGAGTTCATCGAAGTTACAAAGTACGCTGCTCCAGGAAACTTCATGCTTGGTGAAATCGGTCGTCTATACGACGTAGTGTTCATTGAGACAACACAGATTAAGAAGTTGGCTGCATCAGGAACATTCACAAACACAGGCGATATCGGTGCACCTTCATCTCAGGTGAACGTTCCTGTAAAGGCTAACACAGCCCCAGGTTCAGGTGGAAACCCAGAGTCTGCTGATTACACAGCAGAAAAGGGTTACCTATCATCTGCAACAGGTAACAGTGCTGATGTTTACGAATCAATCATGATTGGTGACAACGCATTTGGTCACGCTATCTCTCTTCCAGTTGAACTACGTGATGGTGGAGTTCTTGACTTCGGTCGTGAACACGCTCTTGCATGGTACGCAATTTGGGGTCTTGGCGTAATCACAGACCAGGCAATTTGCAAGGTCTACACAAACTAGTAGTACCTGTAAAGGGGCCTCATACCCCTTCTTTGAGGCCCCTTTACATTTTTAAACTTTAACCCAAATACAAGGAGAATAAACATCGTGGCAAACACACCAACTAGTCCTTTAGACGCAACAGGCGTTGCAAAGGAAAAAGCACAAAAGGCTAATGCGGAAGAACTCCGTAAGCGTAAAGAAGAAATTTCAATCGCTAACCAGTTAGAAACAGAGTCTTTGGAGCGAGATGTATTCGACCCAAAGAAACCAGACCAACCACTTGTTCTAGATGAAATACAAGAAGTAGGCGTATCACTTTCAAACGATAAAGTAATTATTCGTACAATTACTGATATTGAAGAAATGACCTACGGAGTAGGAAACGTGTACTCCTTTAAAGCAGGAGTTAAGTACTCAGTACCTCGTGAACTTGCTGCTTACTTGGAAACTCTAGGTTACATTTGGCGACCAAACTAAGTCGTCAATAAGTCGGTTCGTCCCTCTGGTTTCCGCCCTCCTCCCAGAGGGACGTACCCCTTTTGTGCGTACTAAATTCATTTAGTTTGCGAGTATTAGCACAAAGACTTTTAGCATGGAGGATAAGTGACCACAGTAGCCAATCTAACCGATTTAGTTCGGTCAGAACTTGGTGACATATCTAAGTCCTTCGTCATGCAATTTGTGGCTGATGGAACTACAAACAGATTCACCCTTCATTACGCTCCTGTAAATGCAGACACTCTGTATGTAAGTTTTGATGGAGTAGATGTATCATCTGCTTGTTCTATAGAAGAAGCAACAGGAGTTTTAGTTAGCAACACCGTGCCACTTGATGGTGTTCAAATCCTTGTGGCTGGAGATTATTTCCGCTATTTCACAACACCAGAGATTCAAAAATTTGTTGATGCTGCTTTTTTACAGCACTCAAATAACCGCACTGATTCACTAGGTAGAGTACAAACAATTACTAACCTACCTCCAGTTGAGGTTTACCCAGTAGCCATTTTAGCGACAACACACGCTCTTTATACACTTGCTACTGATGCTTCATTTGATATTAATATTTCGGCTCCTGATGGAGTCATGATTCCTCGTGCAGAGCGTTACCGTCAGTTAATGGACATGCTCAATGCACGTAAAGAGCAATACCGTGAACTCTGCGTATTACTTGGTATTGGCATGTTTGGTATTGAAGTATTTACTCTTCGACGTATCTCTAAAACAACAAATCACTACATACCCGCATACCGACCACAGGAGGTTGACGATTACTCATATCCAGAACGAATTGAACTCCAACGACCAACTTACGGAGACAAACCATCAGAGCACCCTTATGACTCTGTGGAACTTACCGCTTATCAGGATGTGGCTTTCACCTACTCCTTACCGTATACGGGTGACCTCACAACTAAGGGCGTTATTGCAAACATCAGATGGAAAGCGGGAGTAGAACAAAGCCATCTTCCATTTACAGTTTCGGTCACATCAACGTCTTCTACCAGTCATACTATTACTTTGAATTTAACACAGGACCAGACAAAAAGACTTGCACAGCGTATGTATTGGGATGTTCAGTTTGTTTATGACTCTGATGGTCACATTGAAACATACAAGGCTGGCAAACTATTTACAGTGCGTGAGGTGACTACATAATGGCTATTAATCCAAACAGCCCTAAGTATCCTGAAATAGACCCCTCACTTCTTCCTGGCGTTTCAGGACAAAGAGGACCTACAGGTTCTACTGGTCCCACAGGACCAACTGGCTATACAGGTCCAGCAGGTAGTGCTTCTGCTACTGGAGCAACTGGACCTACTGGTGCTACTGGTTCAACAGGTGCAACAGGTTCTACTGGACCAACAGGTCCTCGCGGTTTTTCAGGTCCACAAGGCCCAACTGGTGCTACTGGTGCTGATGGTATTGGTTACACAGGTCCAACAGGTTATACAGGACCAACAGGTTACACAGGTCCATCAGTAACGGGACCAACAGGACCAACAGGTCCGACTGGTGCTGCAGGTTTTCTTGGAGGTACTGGTCCAACTGGAGCAACAGGTCCAACAGGACAAGTTGGTGCTCAAGGTCAAGTAGGTCCAACTGGTCCAACAGGTTACACAGGTCCAACAGGTCCACAAGGAGTAACTGGTCCAACTGGTTATACAGGTCCTACTGGTTATACAGGTGCACAAGGCGTTACTGGTCCAACAGGTTACACAGGTGCTGCAAGCACGGTTACTGGACCAACTGGTTATACAGGACCAACAGGTCCTGCAAGCACAGTGACTGGACCTACTGGATATACAGGACCGACTGGTCCTACAGGTGCTGCGGGTGCAGCAACAACTATTAAAGGTCAATACGCAGATTTAGCAACACTTCAAACAGCACGACCAACAGGAGCATTAGGCGACTCTTATCTTCTTGCAAATGGTGACCTTGCTGTTTGGAATGGTTCTGCTTGGCAAAATGTTGGAAACATTAAGGGACCTACTGGTGCACAAGGTTTACAAGGTGCAACAGGAGCCACAGGTGCTGCAAGCACAGTAACAGGTCCAACTGGTGCACAAGGTGTAACTGGACCTACAGGTCCTACAGGACCAGTATCAAATGTTACAGGCCCAACTGGTTACACAGGCCCTACTGGACCAACAGGAGCCACTGGTGCAGCCTCGACCGTAACTGGTCCAACAGGACCAACTGGTTACACAGGTCCGCAAGGTACTTCCATCAGTGTTAAAGGTGCTGTTGCAAATGTAGGAAACTTACCTTCATCAGGAAACGTTGCTGGTGATGCTTACATTGTTACTGCTAATAGTCATATTTATGTTTGGTCAGGTTCTGCTTGGGTAGATGCAGGTCAGTTTACTGGTGACACTGGTGCAACTGGACCTACTGGCTATACAGGACCTACTGGTCCAACAGGTGCCCAAGGACCACGTAACGGAACTACTTTTGTTGTTACCAATAAAACAGGAAACGCACAGTATTTAGTTGCTGGAATTCCTGGAGACACACCAACTCTTACTCTTGTACGTGGTGAGACTTATTACTTTGATGTAAGCGGTCTAAACATTAACGACCCACTTGCACTGCGTTTAGCACAAGGGAATACAGCAACAGTTCCTGGAACAACAAACAACGACCCTGTTGCTGGTAAATATTCTGCCTCTGCAAATACAACTATTACTTATGTTGTTCCATTAGATGCTCCCGCAAATATTGTTTATCAAAGCACAAATGATGCTGCACAAGTTGGTCTTCTTGCTATCTTTGACAAAAAGGGTGAGACAGGTCCAACAGGTCCTACTGGTCCAACAGGTGCTACAGGACCACAATCTACAATTACAGGACCTACTGGTTACACAGGACCGACTGGATACACAGGACCTGTTGGTAGATTTACAGCAACAGGACCAACTGCACCAAGTACTTCATCTGCACTTGCAGGAGATGGTTGGTTTAACACACAAACCGCAAAAACCTATGTATTCTTTCAGGGTGCGTGGGTAGAAGTTGCTTCAGGTAACGCAGGACCTACAGGTCCACAAGGAACAGTAGGAACGTTAGCAATTTCAACTTCATGGTGGTTAGGTGCATAGTATGAAAAAGGAAGGTACAAACTAATGCCAGGATTTTTAGGCGGTAGTTCATCTACATCTTCAGGGCAAGTAACAATTTACCCTAACGCTACGCTGCTTGACCCAGTTTCCAAACTGCGTGTGTCTGAACCTCAGACAATGATGGATACAGACTTTGAATACGGTCTGCAGCCAACCAAGTGGGAAACAGTTGAACTAATTAACAACACCCCATCGTTTTTTTCTGCGTCGGGTGATACTACTCTTCCTAACTTAAATGACATGACCACAACTGCTGGGTCACGTGAAATCAAAGTAACGACTCTTCTTCCTCACGGAGTCTCTGTTGGTATTCCAATTAACGTAACAGGCTCAAAGTCTTTAACTGCTGACGGTTCTTACATCATTAACTCTGTACCAGATACAACAACTTTTACTTACCTATCTAAAGGCAATCAACTTACAACCGCTTCTATTATTGACCTTTACACATCTATTATTACTGGACAGTTCTTCCAGGGTTCACAAATTAAAATTTCTGACTCTCAAGGTCTTACTACAGATGCAGCAGCCTCATCTACTTTGACTGTAACAACAGATAGCCCTCACGGATTTGGTGTTAATACACCGTTTTATTTCTTAAATCTTAACTCAACAGTTTCTCAAGAGTTTGACGCATCCAATACAGGAGCAAAAACATTTGACTCTTCTAATACAGCAACAGCACAATCTTTTGATGGTTCTAATACGTTAACAAGTTACGGAATTGATTTAACTAACAAAGCAAATGTTGGCGGAACTGTAAGTTCAATTGTTGCAACTAATACTACTAACGATACTGTTACAGTAACTCACACTACTGAATCTTTCCAAGGCAAGCCAATTGGAACGCCTCTTTACTATAACGTAGCAGCAGCATCTGGTTACTTTAATACAGCACCTCGTGGTGTTGTTTACCTTGCTTCTACAGCATTACTTGGTGCTTCTTCTTCCGAATTCCAAGTCTCACTAACTCCTGGTGGAAGTGTAATTGATATTACCGTTACCTTAACTGGAAGTTTTCAATTAGCAAATACTGCCTCATTGTTTGCGGGGAACAATGCTGACTCAACAACACAATCAACATTAGCAATTACAGAGTCAAGTGCTTTATCATTTAACGGTTCAAACAGTGGAGGAAATGCTGTAACAGTTAACTCTTATAGCGGTACAAGTATTTTGGTAACTAACAATGCTGGTGGAGGAATTCCTCTTAACTGGTATATCGGACGTATGCTTAAGTTCAATATTGCTAGTGGTTCTGTATCTGGTTTAAGTAATAACGTAACTTACTTTGTAACTAACATTGTGGTGTTAACTCCTTCTGCCCCTGGTCTTCTACAAATCCAAGTTGCTGCTCTTCCTGGAGGTTCTTCAATCTCTGTTTCTGGTTCTGGAACGCAAACATTTAATGAAATTGGTGTATCAACTGATAAGGCAATTTGGCATGTACCTAACCACGGTGCTGTAGTTGGTACTTTAGTAAAGTACACATATCCAGCAGGTGGAAAAGTAACTGTTAGCGGTAGCACTTCTGATTACCTTTATGTCAATAAAGTGTATGACGCTTACAACATTATTCTAGGAAACGTAAAGGGTGGAGTACTTCCATTTGACGGTTCCTCAGAAGCCCAGGCTGCTCCAAGTGCTGTATACCTTCGTGACACTATTGGCATTACAACTAGCGGTAACTACTGGATTAAACCTGATGGATACTCTGGTGCTGCTGAATTCTTATGGTGTGACATGACCAACCAAGGTGGAGGCTGGGTTCTTATTGGTGCTGGTCGTGCATCTAACGATAATAACGGTGGTTGGTACGGAAATAACATTAGACAAAATGTTTCTTATCTAACTTCTACTGCTGCTTTAACCGTTCCAAACAACACAATTGCAAAAGTAAGCGGTGATTTTGTTAACTGCTTAATGGTTGGTGCAACTACTGGTGGATGGCAAAATGGAAAAGCAACTAACTATTTAATTATAAACCGTCGTCATGATGCTACAGATGGACTTGGGTCTATTGGTAACCAAGGCAATGGTGGAACTGGTGACAGTTTCTACTTAAAGATTACTAATCAAAGTACCTTTACTTGGAATACACAGTTTGGTACTGCTAACCAAGATAACAGCCCATCAGCCCCAACAGGTACTGGTGACATTATTCGTTACCCTAATTACTGGTTAGCAGGTTCTTCTACAGGTAGAAACAGTTCTGGCGGTCAAACTTTCGACAACGATAATGGTGGGTCTAACGACTGGAGACGTTTATTTACATGGCACTGGTCAGGTCACGGTGCATGGCACGGTAACTCTGCTGGTTCAACTGTTACTGGTAGTGGTCAAGGTGGTAATGGTGGTTTTACAAATGGTTCTGAAGGTCACGCTATTCAATATTGTCACATGTGGGCAAGGTAGGAGATAAACAATGGCTGATGTAGGAATTGTTGCTGCTGGTGCTGTTGGCACTCACGCACTTACTAGAACCAACTTTAACGTTGAAGATGACTCTTTTTATTACAACTCAACTGCTGCTGAAGTAATTCCAACTGCCCTTAGTGATGGTGCTCCTTGGATTTATCGCACTACTACAGGTTCAATCACTGGGTTAACTTCAGGCAACCTTTACTTCACCCGTGTTATTGATAAGTACACCTTAAAGTTTTCAACAACCTATAACGGTTCAGCAATTGACCTTACTGGATATACAGCAGGAAACTTAACTTTAAACTATCCGTATGTTTATAACAATCTTCTTAATTTAGATGCTCTTTATAATGACCAACAAGCAGTTAAGTACTACACAGCAGGAACACCTGTAACAGGATTAACTTCTGGCACTACTTACTTCTTAAAAACCTCTGGTTCTGGTTTTAGTCAAACTCCTCTTTATTCATTCTCTTCACCATTTACATTTGGTAATGCTTCTACAACAGGAAGCACTGGACCAACTCTTGCTTCTCTTCAAACCGCTTACTCAGGAACTGCTTGGGCAACTGGTGGTACATACTTAAAGCAAGGTAATTTTCAAGGCTACCAAGACTGGACAGTTCCTCAAACAGGTATCTATGAGTTTACTGTTCGTGGTGCTGGTGGTAATACTGGTGGTGCTACTGGTTCATTTACCGCTGGTCGAGGAGCAGTTGTTAAAGGACAAGTGCGTCTTGTTAAAGGCGAGACAATTACAGTTACTGTAGGTCAACTAGGTGTAAATGGTTCCAACCCTTCATGGCCCGCATCTGGTGGCGGAACTTTTGTTGTTCGTAAATCTAATAACACTCCTTTATTTGTTGCTGCTGGTGGTACTGCTGCTGGAGCACAATCAGGAAACGGAATTGACGGTCGCCTTTTCACATCTGGTGGTGTTGGAACCCTTGCTCGTGCTGGAGGTATTAACGGTGCTGGAGGTTCTGCTGGTGCTGCTGCAGGTGCTGGTGGTGGTTTTTCTTCTGCTGGAGGTACCTCAACTTATGGTGGTGCAGCAGGTTTAGGTTTTAACGGTGGTCTTGTTGGTGGTACTGGAAACGCTGGTTCAAACGGTGGTTTTGGTGGTGCTGGTGGTTCTGAAGGACAAACCATAGGTGCATCTGCTGCATCTGGAGGTTATTCAGGCGGTGGCGGTACTGATGGTAGCAACGGTGC